CCATGACCCCTGTTAACAAAAAGATCATGGAGGCGGCCCTGCTCGCAGGACGAGCCAAGCTGGGAGAACAGCACCGCCGCAAGAGGCAATCCGACAGAGACAAGCTGCGTAATGATAATGAGCGGCTGCTGACGGCGCTGCGGGAGATACGGGCCAATCCGTCTCTTGCATGGTCGATTGCCGTGCGCGCCCTGGAGCACAAGCCATGACCGACATCGTTGAGCGGCTGCGCCATGGCATTGCCGACCGAGGTGCGGAGCATCTCATGGACGAGGCCGCCGACGAGATCGAGCGGCTGTGGGAACGGCTTGGGCCACTTGGGTTAGAGGTGGTCGAGATCAACGGTGCGGGTCACTACGTCAACAAGAAGGTCAAGGCAGAGATCGAGCGGCTGCGGGCGGCGCTGAAGGACATTGCAGGCGACGATTACCTGCCGGATGGCATACGGGCCATAGAGATAGCCCGCCGCGCCCTGGAGCGAAAGCCATGAGCGATATCATCGAGCACGCGCGGGCGCTGGCAGCGTTGCGAGCCGAATTGAACGTTGAGCTTGCAGAGCTGCGCGGCGAAAACAAATGGCTGCGCGGCTTGCTTGCGGACGTCATCCGCGACCCGCGCAAGGCCAAGCGGCTGCAATCCGCAGCGGGGGAAATCATGGACTACATAAACATGCTACCGCGCGAGCGTAACCGGCCGTGACGTGCCTGGCCGGGTATCCACGCCAAGCATGGGCGGATGCTCCAGGCCCTGCGCCACGGCCCAGCGCATCAGGTCGCAGAACGCCATGTCCTGCAAACGTAGCGAGCGGAGCTCAGTCTTGTCGAGCTCCGGCTCCGGTGTCTCGCTCAGAAAGGTGATCGTCATCGGCCACCTCCTGCTCTGGCTGCTGCTTGCCTTAGCTTCACCACATCCAGCGCCTGCAACGCCATCACCAGCCGCTGCGCAAACGCATGGTCATCGGCAAGCTGTGCCCCATTAGCCGGTGTGGGAAACGCCGCCAGCATCCGCGTGATCGCCTGATCGCGGGTCATCAGCTATTTCCCAATGTTCCGATGGTAGCCATGCCGGGACGCGGCCTAGCCCACGATCCGCCTGCGGAGCGGATGAGGTTCCGCGGGCGCCGTGATCGCAATAGCGGTCGCCAGGTCGCAGCCCACGAATATGCGTTCCAGGCGCTCCCGCGTGTTGGGATCGGTCGCTAGGTCAAGCGCATCATCCAGCGCGTCCCTCACCGCCTCCGGCAACGCGTCCAGTATCTTGCGGCTCATTTTGGCCAAATCACCCTCCCGCTGCTGAACTTGCCCCGGTTCCATCCTCAGAACCCATTGAAAAACCCCAATACTTGACATCGAGAAATAATTTGCTACGCGCGTAGAGCGCATAAGAGGAAGCAGTGTCTGTTGCCGCAGCACCTCCCTCAACTGCCTCCACATCTCTGCCTGCTCCCTCGGTGATATTGCTGCGTTGCAGCAATCTCCCCAGCGGTCGCCCCGAAAAATCAGCGCCCACATTGGGTCCCATCTGACGGGTGCAGGCACTAAGGGCCACCGCCCTATGGAAAGCTGTGATGGCTCCAAGACGCGGCTTCATCCTGCTACCGGGGGGGGGTCCAGAATGTGGTGCCTGCCTACCGCTGGTGATTATGGATGGCCTTGGTAGTCACGCGAGACCCGCCAACAGACTACCAACACCCAATGATATCAATGACTTAGCTGCGCTGTAGCAGTCATGGCATATGACTGCATGATGCTGCTACGGTACGATGGTACGGCGTTATGCAGCGTCGCTGTCAGGCAATGTGGATTGATCCACAATGTGCTCCGCTCGGTCCCCCTCGCCTGCATTTTCGCCGCTTGTGGCGTCCGTGTCCTGCCGTTCCGTGGTTTCCGGGGCCATGTCTGCCGTGTACCGGTATTTGCTGGCCACATCTGCCGCGTCCAATATCCGCACGGCTTCATCCACGATCGCTGCGGTAGCCTCTGGCGTAGCTGCTGGCGCGGGTTCTGCTGTGGCGTCTATGTCGCGGACCATCTTTGCGCGGACTGCGGCGAGGTGCTGCTCGAGCGCCTCGAGCTCACCGTCGCTGATATCGCTGAAGGGGCTTTGCACCTTTTCGGCTTGTTTGGGGAGCAGCGAGACGCAAGCCGTGAGATAAACTTCGGGCCGTCGCTCCCTGACGCGACGGATCGCTTCCACGCCGTATTGCTCGAAGTCCTGATGCAGCGCGCGGATCACGGCTTCCTGCAATTTGGAGCGCGATCCTTTCGGGCGTCCGGCCGGATTAGCGTTGTTTCCAGGGCCAAATTGATACGCGGCAAGATGCGACGCGCGTTCCGGTTTTCCCATTGCGATTTTGCGGCGGTTGAAATCGCCGTTCCCTTAGCGTTTACGCTTTGCTGATTTTCCGCTGCGTCGCGCGGTGTCGAGCGCGATGGCGACCGCCTGTTTAGGCTTCTTGCCATGAGCAATTTCGGTCCGTATGTTGGACGAAATAGTTTTGCGGCTTGAACCCTTCTTGAGAGGCATGATGCCAATCTCCGTGTCATGCGAGCAATGCCGCCGCGTCATTCTGGTGCGGCCATATCGAGCAAAAACATTCCGCTTCTGCTCGCGAAGCTGTCTGGCAAAAGCGATGTTGCCAGCGATCCAAATTCCCCGACTGCAAGCGATCAGAGGCAAGCGCGCTCACAACAATGGCGGGCTGACAAAGCCGTGTGCGCAATGCGGCAAGCCATTTGCACTGCCACCAAGTCGCGCCAGGTCCAAACAATATTGTTCGCAAGATTGCTATTCAGCAGCGCAAAGCATCGGCATCAAACGCGAGTATCGGCGCATAACCGTCAACGGCCGTCGCATTCTTGAACACCGCCACGTCATGGAAACCGCGCTAGGCCGCCAGCTGCTGCCGCGCGAGCACGTCCATCACATCAATCGCGATACGCTTGATAATAGGCTGCAAAACCTAGCTATTCTCGACATCCGCGAGCATGGCCGCATGAGCTCCAGCCATCGCGGCCAAAAATAATCTACAACAGCTGCAAACTGTCGCTTGACAGGCATACAGTGCTGCTGTATGGTGTGTTCACTGAGACGGACACAACAGAGGGCAACACGATGTTTCTCGAATATGACTGGACCTTCGGCGTTTACAAGCCGCGCTTCGGCAACACGTTCACCAGCGTGAACGGCTTTCATTCGTTCGCAAGCATGGACGAAGCAAAGCAACATCTGGCCGCGTGCAAGCTGCAACTCGGCAAGAAAACCGATACCCGCACTTGGCAGATCGAGGTGCAGTCATGAGCGACAGCAACACCAAAGGCACATTCCGTATTCGCCAAACTGGATACGAATACGTGGTCGAAGAACTGCGGCACGGGACTTGGATGATTATCGAAAGCCTTCCAAGCCTCACTTTGGCTGACATTGCCTACAGCGATTACAGCCACGACGGCCATAACATCAACTGGCACATCTGAGACCAAACCAACTCAACAGAGGGCAACACGATGCAAACATTTCGCGAATGGTTCACCGAGCACTTGGCCGACAGCGCGCAGGATATCGCCAACCATGGCGCCGATGCCGGTTACCCCGAGATTACCTACACCAAGGATTGCGTCGCGCTGTTCGATAAATTCGGTGACGAAATCTGGGAAATGGCCGTGCAAGACGCCGAAGGCATGGGCCACAAGAACGTTATGGAAATGATCGCAACGTTCAAGCGCTCCGATCTGCTCGACACACTAGACGGCTTCAAGAACCTGATGGTTTGGTATGCCTGCGAAAGCGTCGCGCACGACTACCAGGACATGGTTGCCGACGCGCAACCCACGTCATGACCGCTCCCGCCAACAAACACGCGGCCCTGCGCCTGATGGTGTCGGGTCGCGCCACCATTGCCGAGGTGGCAAAAATTATCGGCATAACGCGACAATCGGTGCGGCAATGGGCGGTAGACGCCAACCTCGACGTCACCAAGGCACGCCAGGCGTTTCTCGTGAAACTATGGCAGCGCACGCAGAGGGCAAAATGAGCGACGCAATCATGAAACGGCTCGGCGAAATGAGCCAATTGCTACTGGCGCTGAACGATAACGTCATCGCGAACAACCGCCGCTTTGACCGCATCGACGAGCGTCTAGACGAAATGATCCGAAAGTTAGAGCGGATCGAAAATCGGCTCGGCACACTCGAACTCCGCGTGATCGAGTTTGGTGTTAGAATAACCGCGCTGGAAACCGCGCGGCTCTAATGTCGGATACCCCACATTAAGCCCCTGATTATCAACACAAATCCACAGCATTGCTCATTGACACGCTACAGCAAGGCTGTATAACTCGCCGTTGCCAAGTGAGTTGCGTGCGTAGGCGTCAACCGGAACGTCGGACGACAAATCCGGCAAGCGGGTGCAAGGCCCGCACCCGTTTTCAGAGGGGACCATGCGCAAGTGCCCGATCTGTCTGACCGATGACCCCGAGCTGATCCGCAGCTGTCAGCTGCGCGCCACCATCCCGCAATGCGCCGGCGCTAAGGTTCGGCCCGCTCCCATAGCCAAAACGATATCCCCACCGCGCCCGCTAGCGCGACGACCAGAACGCCGATAGCCGTCAAGGTCACAACAACATCGCCAGACATGGGCAACCGTTCCGGTTGCTGGTTACAGCCAGGATATAAAAAACCGCACCCGGTGAGGGCAACTCAACCGGGCGCGGCGCCAACTGGTGCGAAGGTCGCTAACGCTACAGATATCCGCCCGTTCGCGGGGTCTGTCAATGCGTTGATTTAGTTTCACGGGAAACAATCCCCAGGGAAGGCTTACAGGCGATCTGGAAGGCCGGACCCTTCCCGGAGGTCATCCCGTCCAGAATTTCGCACCGGCGGCCTTCCTACGGGCAGGAAACGGCGGCCTAGCCGGGGGACATGGACGGCCGCCGCTCCCGTTTGCCGCCTAGCGCGGCGGCTGACCGGGCTGCTGTCCCGGTTTCGGCTGGTTCGGGTTCGGGTTTGGTTTGCCTTGCCGGTCGTCGTCGTCTTGCGGCTTGTTCGGGTCGTTACCCATAGGCGTTGCCTCCGTCGCCCCCGCGAAGGCGGGGACCGGAACAACTCGCGCTCACAGCAACCGTTCCTTTTCGGCCAGCGGTCGCAGGGCGTCCACAATCGCGGCCATGGCGGCGAGCTCGTGCGTGGCCTTGCCCTCGCTGATGCGGCCTTCCTCAACCCAGCGCGGATACACCCGATGGCGCATCTTCAATTCGCGCTCGGCGCACGCCAGCATGTCCTCGGCAGTGATGATATCGGTCATTGAGCGGGTATTCCCCTGCATTGGTCGCTCAACGCCGCGCGTCCAATGAACTCGGAATAGGCGGGCGGGATTGCTTCCGAAAGCTCTCCCCTGGTCATCCAGTCAATGCCCATGGCCGCACGCCCCTCGGCAATTTTGTTCTTGCGCCCCGCTGCTACACCCTTCCGGCGATTGCGAACCTCGTGACCAAAAATGACGTAATAATCCTCATCGTGTGAGGGACACGGCGGCGTCATCATGAAAAAACTGGTTTCGAAAAGTCGGTGCCGTTTGATCTTTAGACCAAACGCCAGGCCACAGAGTGTCGCTGGATTTTCCAGCGGCGCTCCTACGACGTTTTCAATAACGTAAGGAACCCCGCTGGCACGCAACATTACCCTTACCGGAAGGACAAGGTCAGGGTGTGCGTCGGCGTTCTTAGCCGCGTTCTGTGCCATGGTGTAGCGTTGGCATGGCGGACTAGCCCAAATGAGATCGAAGATGGAAAGATCAAAGGGTGGCCGGAGCGCGTCACCCTGCACGAAGCGGAACGGATAGCGCGGCTGCGGCCGAACATCGACACCAATCACGTCAAACCCAGCCCGGTGCAGCCCCATGCCAGCACCGCCAGCACCGCAAAATAGATCGAGAGCCAGCGGCTTCACCGCCGCGGCCGCCCCTTGGCCGCCTTCACCTCGGCCAAGGTCGCCAGCGCGTCGGAAAATCGGTCGATGGCGTAGCGCTTGCCGCGCCGGCCCGGTCGCCCAAACGCCGCCGCCGCGTCCACAAAGCTCACCCGCTCGCCCAGCACCATCCACAATAGCCGCGCATCCCAGCGCCCCAGATGGCGCACCAGCCACGCCAGGAAAGCATTCACCGCCGCCGCCCGCTCGGCGCCAAACACCGCCATAAGCTCGGCCGACGTGGCGCCGTCCACGCGGTCGCCCTCCAGCCATTGGCCGCCGCCGGCAATGTGGCTCATGCCTTCGAATACCCGCTCCACCTCGCGGCCGACCAAGTAGGACGCCTCGTCCAGCCGGCCGGCGCGGCGCTCCTGGTCCAGCAAGTCGATCCGCGCCAAGGCCCGATGCCGCCGTCGCGCGTCGTAGGTGTCGGGCACCGCAATGATTGCGACATTCCCCACCCGATTATGGACGGAGGTCGCTAGGACCGGATAGCCGTGGACGGGCTCCGGTACGCGCGCCAGATCGTGACGGCTCACGCCGCGCTGTGCTGTCATTCGGTTGCCTCCAATGCGTGGCGTAGCTGCTCGATCTCATCCAGCCAGCCTTGGCGCTCCGACAGGAGCTTGTCGATATCGGCTTGTAGACGCGCAATCTCAGCATCCATTTCCGCCACATACGCCCGGATGACCTCGGGGTTGTCGAGGTGACGGGCGACGTCGAAGGGGCGGGTCTTGGGCATGCTGGTCCCCTCTGGCATACAGGACTTCTTTAATACGATTGTGGATGCTTCGGCAAGAAGCCGGCCAGCGCGTTCGGTGCGCAGATTTTTATGTGAACTATTTAGCTGGATGAAGCGACCCATCCTTGACCTCTGTATGAGGTCTTGTCACTGTCGCTTTGTGGGCATCGTGCCCCGCATAGAAAGGAACTGAAAATGGCTAGAACGGACCTTCGCGTCGCCCCCCCTCTTCCTTCCAGCATTGATGAATGGGAACGTGTCAGCAAGGCTGAGCGCACGCTCAATGACCTTGTTGAGGAAGTTCATCGCGTGCTGGTTGACGACGATAAGCTAGGTGAGAGATACCGTTCGCTTTTACGCGCCGTCTACGATGCCCATGCCGTCGAAGGATCGCTCGCAGCCGACAACGTGCTGGCCGCTATGATGATCCGAGACAAAGCCGCAGAAATGCGGAGCACTGAGATCGTTAGCGAAAAGTTGGCGATTATCTCCATGTCGCTCAACGTCGTACTGCGACGCTATAAGTCGTCTCGCAAAGAACGGCGACAGATGCTCGCAGGCGAAGTCGTCCCGGGCGACAGCGGCGATTAAATGCACGCGCACTAAGAAACGTGGGGCCGGGGAGACAACTCCCTGGCCCTCTTTGTTGTGTGCGGGAGGGACGAATGAACCTTAACGATCAAGTCGAGGCAGTGCATCGCATACTGGTTAACGACGTCGAGCAGTATCGAGCCTTGCTACGCGCGGTGTTTGATGAGCAGGCCATCGAAGGATCACTCGTCATGGATGACGCACTTGCCGTCATCATGATCCGCGAGAAAGCCTTGAAAATCGGGTATTCCGAGTTGGCCACAGAAAAATTAGCAACCATCCGTCGGTCTCTTCGCGTCGTGCTGCGCCGTTATGGAGCTTCGCGCGAAGAACGGCGCAAAAGAATTAGTGCCGATTTTGTGGTCACACCACAAGGCGAAGTTCACGAACAGACCTAACGCGCGCATAGCGTCGCGCTAAATGGAGTTCAAAATGGCAAACGATCTTGAGCAGCTGCCTCAACTGATCCAGCGCGCCGCAGCCGCGCTCGCCAAAGCCACAACAGCCGGCGAAATTCTTGAGGCGCGCAACCACGCTGACGTTGCGTACAGCGCCGCAAAGAAAGCCGCGCAATTCGCCAAAACCAAAGATGCCCACGATGCCGTCGTTGCCGCGTGCCGAAAGGTGATGGCTGACGCGCTGGTGATTGAGGCACAAGCACAATGCCGCTTGGCCGACGAGTATGACGCGGCGCAGCAGCGGGGCGAGGTGAAAGGTCACGGCAACAAAAGGAAAAGTGATATTCCCAAAGAGAATATCACCTCGACCGTTACCGACATCGGCCTAACCTCAAAGCAAGTCCACGAAGCGCGTGCCGTACGCGATGCCGAAATCAAAAAGCCGGGCATCGTGCGCAAGGCTGTCGAGGAGCGATTGCAGGCCAACGAAGAACCAACGCGTGCCGACGTTAAACGAGCGGTCAAACCCGCCGTCAAGAAAAGCGGGCCCCGTGCACAGCGCACGGGCGATGAAGAACGCGAACTTCGAAACGAGAAGATCATCGCGCTTTATTTCGATAAAGGCGTGTCACCGCGTGAGATCGCAGCGGAGTTCGGCTTAGTCGAGCGCGGCATTCACATCATATTGGATCGCGAGAAAGCCAGACGCAAGGGACAGACCACTCTCGTCATCACTCGCGACGATTTATCGAAGACGGCGCAAGAAAAATTCGACGTCGCCATTCGTCAGCACAAGCGGAAACTAGAATTGAGTTTTGACTTAGCCGTCCGCGAGGAAAGCCGCAAATGGCTCGACGAGATGGGCCTGCCTTTATGGAAAGAACGGATAGAGGAAGCAAAAAAACTCTACGGCGCCCGCAGGGGGCTCATGGACAAAGCGACTTTTAATGCAATCAGGCGTGGCCTACACCCTGACAGCCGCAACTCGATTAGCGACGCGGTGCTTGCCGCAGCGTTCGACAAATTCATGGCGTTGGAGAAGTATCTACTTAACGAAACGGATAGCCCAACAATGCTTGGCAACGTGCCGAGCAGTCTTGCAGAGTGGGACAAGATGCGAATGAAAAGACCGGCACGACGAGCAAATAGCCGTTCAGCTGTCAGGCCGCGCTAGGAACACAACCATGACCGACAAAGAGGAACAAGAAATACGCGCTGCATTTGAGATACGAGAACATGCACTTTCCGAGGCGTATGATGCCGCTGATAAAATCACTTCCATCATTAGTGAACAGACCAGACTCCATGGTGCCAAAGCCGTCGTGGAGTGGCTGAAAACACGACATCCACGTCGGCTGCTCTCCCCCGCTGGTGACAAGGATCAATTTTTTATGGATGTTCTTCATGTCCTGCCAGGACGCGGCGCGAAAGGAACACTTATCCGCATCTTGTGTGACGCAGCGGAGGCACTTAAGACAGTTCGCTAGCAGTCATCGCCGCACCCAATCCTTAGCCACCTTCTGCTGTCATTCCGCCGCCTCCTGCTTTGGATGCGAGGCATGAGCTTTGACCCTCGACGCGAGTTGAAAGCCACCCCCACGCAGCTTCACCAGAACGCCGTCGTGGACGGCATTACCCGGCTGGCTAGCGTGTGCGCCGATGTTGCGGATGATGGTGTGCCACTTGCAGTCCCCGGGGCGTGAGCGTGAAACTTCCTTATCAGCGGGCGAGAGCTTGATATATTTTGACAGATGAAAAAAGATCGTCCTGAAATCAGCCTCGCCATAAACCTGCCTCTTTAGGAACTCGACCAGCGCAACTGCAAGCTCCGCTTCGGTTGCGCGCTCACCCGCAGGGATAATCATTCCGCCGCCTCCTGCTTCGGATGCTTCGGCGGATACTTCGCCAGCAGGTCGGCGGCGGAAAACCGCTGCCAGGGATCCGGCTTTGGCTTCGCCGCCTCCGGTGTCAGCGATGCGTGGTAGTCGTCCAGAATGCGCTTCGCCACCTCGCGGCGCCGTTCCAACGGCTCGGCCTGCGTCTCGATCTCGTCGCGCTCCCGCAGCTGCTCGCGGCTCTGCGCCTCCCATTGCGAGGCGAATTTGGTCGTGGCCGTCAGAGCCTCGAATTCCGCCTCGATGGCCGGAATGGACGGAATGAAATTTGGATCGTTCTTGCGGCTCGCTTCCGTCAAGGCACGGTCGCCGACCGCTACCGAATGGCGCGTCAGCAACAACGCCAACTCAGCGGCGTAGTGCTTGGGATCATGCAGATTTAATGATGGATAGCGGCCCAAAAATCGGACTATCCGGGCCGTCGCTTCCTCCTTGGTCATCAGCCGATGACGGGTCATCGCGGTAGCTTCTGAGGGCTTCCATGACATTCCAGTTTTCCTCCTGCCGATGTTCTTTCGAGCCCGGTCGGGGCTTGCGCTCCTGTGACGGGCCAGGTTGATCGGTCCAGCGGTCTTGGTTGAGCCAGGTCGCGGGATTGCACCAAGGGCGGTCATCGGTCTTGGCGGCGTAGCGAGCGAGCCCGTCCATAATTTCGGGCATCGAGGCGCGCTGCCGCGCCGTCGCAAACGCCTTGTGTGCCGCGCGCTTCCCAACCCGGTTCGGGCACTGTTGCCAAAATGTCGCGAACTCGCGCTCTAGTGCCCCAATCTCTGATCTTTCTTTCTGAGAGAAAGTAGTAATCAATGAAGGAAGTAAGGGAGAGCCACACGCCTCCGGTGGAATTCCGGTGGAAATTTTCCGGTGGAATTCCGGTGGAATGACCTCCTTGGCTTTGCGCTTCCGGTCCCGGTCCCAGGCGCGTCTTTTCTCGGCTGTATGGGCGTTTTTGGCCGCTCGGAGCTCGATTGCGCGCACTGCCAAAACGATGCTTTCCGGTGGAATTCCGGTGGAAAGCATTTGCTCGATCATGTCAGCTATCGGAGTACCGCTCATCGGATGGCCCCCCACGCGATCAGCTTGGCCAGCGCCTGGTCGAGCCCGTAGGCCACCTCCATCGTGTGCCCAAGGTCAGCCATGGTCGCGAGCCGCGCGCGTTGGGCCGGCGAGAGCCGTCCATTTTCCGTCTTCAATTCGAGCTCGTGGTATTTGCCGGCCGGCGAGAGCGCGGACACGTCGCCCACGCCGGGGACCATGCCCTGGCGCTTGAGCTCGGCGCCGTAGCGCGGCGTGCGCTTGCTGGCATTGGGCGTGGCCCAGAACTGCCAGCCCGGTTGCTTGCGATAGGCGATGTGCTCGAACAGCGTGCGCTGCAACAAAGCCTCCGGCTGACGGCGGCGTTGCCGCATCGGTGCTCACTTGGCTGGTAACGAGATGATGCGCCAAAGCTCGGCCGGGGCGTCGCAGCGCTTGCCGTGCAGGGCGCGGAGATGGATCAGGTAGTATGCCGGTGGCAGCTTACCCTTGGCCTTCCAGTTCCAGACGTGTTGGGTTTTGACCGCGCGCTTCGCCGCCTTGCTGGTGAGCTTGGCCATCGGTGCCAGCCCGCCCAACGCCTCGATCACCGCCCCCGACGTGGTCAACGTCTTGGTGCGGCCGTTCACCTTCGCAGGCTCCGGTTGCTGATTGTTACGACGAATATGACGACGCGCCATCGCGCCAATCTAAAGCTGGGCTGTAAACCTGTCAAACACAGAAATCTTTATCGACCAGTCGGACCAAAAATAGGACCATGCGCAACGGTCCACAGCGCGGGGAACTTTTCGTTCAGCAGCGCTGTACTTTCCCAACAGAGTGTGTAATTTACCATCCATCTTGTTGAGTCATGGCAACGGAAAGCTAGGGCTAGTGTGTTGAGCAGCGACCAGCCGGTCTACAGCCTCGTGATGGTGTCGCGGCGCTTGCGACAAGCACGCGAAGCCCTCGGTCTATCGCAAGCCGAATTATGTCGCCTGACCGGGATCAATCCGCAAATCTGGAATAACGCCGAGACCGGCGACAACATGCTCTCGGTCACCAATGCGATCCGCGTCTATGAAAAAACCGGCATCCATCTGCATTGGATATTCTACGGCATGGCCGACGTGTCTCTGCCGGCTGATTTTCGCGCCGCGCTTATTGCGCAAGCCGCGTCAACGCGGACCCAGCACGTAGACGCTACTCCACGTCACGGCCGGCGGCGTCATAAATAGCCTCGGTCTTTTCCGAGGGCGTCACCAGACCAGCGGCCACGCGGCGCTCGCCGTAGGCGCCAAGCATCAGCCCAACCACGTCAATCGAAAAATCTGGATCGTGCAGCGGCAGCTGCTCGGCAAGCTCACGGGCAAGCTCCAATTTTGCCTCATGGTCGGACATAACAGGCACTGATTGCCCCACGATGAGCCTCCCGCACTCGCATTATTTTTGGGAAATTTTATTACTGTCTAGGCCGTCCACCTATGGCTGTGGGCGCGTTATTGTCAGGATGACTTAAAGGTTAACACACGTCTCCCGAGTGGGCAATTGTGGATCGCCCCTAGGAAAAACTTTTCTGTCGGGTACCCGGCTTACAGCCCAGCTATAAACTGCTTGACTTGCTACAGCGCAGCTTTACATTCGCACCCATTGGTTAACGTTGCCCAGGGGTGTGCAAATGACTGACAAGACAATCTCTTTTGCCGACGCTGCCAGAGCGCGGCGGCAGCATTACCCGGCCGCAGGCGCCAGCGATGCCAACATTGTGGACGCCGTGCATCGCATCGACGTTCTCACCCAACTCTATCTCAGCACGATCCGCGAGACCGTGCTGCCGCTGAACGAGCAGCTGCCGATCACCAGCCCGGTCGCCGACTACGAACATTTCGCCCAGGTGCTGCACGGCCTGGTCGCGCTCAAGCTGGCGCGGCCGTTGCTGCGGACAATCGGCCATGACCCTAACGCCGATCAAGGTGCGTGAAGACCTCTACAACCATGCGCTCTACTGGATCATCCGAGAGCGTGCTGGTGCCGGTGGCTGGCCGCCGCGCGATGTCGCCCGCGTCTCTGGCTGGACCGTTGTGCGCCTGGTGGCCAGCGTCCATGGACTGCCGGTGAACGCGGTCGCAAAGGATTTGATCGAGCGCTACGCGCTCCACGAGGAATGCTGATGCTGACTGCCGCTCAGATCGCGCGACGGAACGGAAAAATAACCGGCAGTCGGATTGCCTGTCTGATGCAGGGCGACCGCGACAAGATCATGCGGATGTATCGCGAGTTCATCGGCGAGGAAATGCCGGAGGACCTCTCGCATATCTGGCCAGTACGCCTCGGTGAATGCACTGAGCAGCTGTCGCTCGATTGGTATGAGCAGAAGCACCGCCAGGCGATTAGTCGGCGCGGCGACTTCGTGCAGCATCCATTTTTGGATTGGGCGGGCACGACCTTGGACGGCTGGATCGACCAGCTGCAATGCGTGATCGAAGCCAAACACTGCGGCGGGCGCGAGCCGATGGAAGTCTTGATCGAGCGCTATCAGCCGCAATGCCAATGGGCGATGGAAGTCACCGGTGCCGATCAGTGTGCGCTGTCGGTGATCCTCGGTGCCAATGAGCCGGTAGTGGAATTCCTCGAGCGCGACGCCGGTTACGCCAGCGAAATGCGCCGACGCGGCGCGCAGTTCATCGCCGCCGTGAAGCTACGCCAGCCGCCGGTCGAGCTCGACCCCGTGCCGGCACCAGCCGACGCCTCCAAGATTTACGACATGGAGGGCAGCAACTCCTGGGCAAGCTCGGCGGTGGTCTGGCTGGAAACGCGGGAGGCGGCAAAAACTCACGATGATATCGCCAAGGTGCTGAAATCGCTGATGCCGGAAGATGCCAGGAAAGCGCATGGCCACGGCGTCCAGATTACGCGCAGCAAGGTCGGGCATTTGTCGTTGCGGGAGTTGCGAGAATGAACCCGCGAAATTGTTGCTATTGCGAGCAAGAGTTCGAACCAAAAAATGCAATCCAGCGATATTGCAGTAAGCTTTGCTGGCTTGGCGATCTGCACCCATCGCGACTTCGCACTAAGCTCATTTGTCCTAACTGCAAGCAGGATTTTAAGCCAAAGCCAAGCCAACGATATTGCAGTCAATTCTGCACGCATCAGGCACGACGCATCCGACTACGCCGTCCGCGCGCTTGTCGTCACTGCAAACAAGATTTTACCGCCTATAGGGGAAACCAACGATATTGCAGTCAACGATGCGGGAATATCGCGCGGCGTCGTCGTACATTGCCAGGCCGGCGTTCCTGTCTCCTCTGCAAAACACGTTTCAAGCCATTCAAGGGTAACCACCGGTACTGTTGTCGATTTTGTCGAGATGTCGCGCGACCTCCACGACCTTATCAGCCTGTGGTGTATGTTCCGCGCCCATGCCTCTACTGTCAAAAAATCTTTACGCCGGTCAATCGCACCCAACTCTATTGCTCCAAGAACCATGGGGAGATGTCTAGGCGCAGGCGAGCCCCCGAAATAGCTAAAGCACAACGCGAAAAAACAAAGCAATGGAGAAAGGATAACCCAGAAAAATGGCGCGCCATCCAGCGGCGCGCTTACGATAAACGAGCAGCGCTTGTTCAAGCGGCGCTCCAACTAATGGAGAGTGAAAATGGAAATCAATGATTTTCTGCACGCTGTTCTCGGTGGTCCAGCAGTCAGGAAGCTGGTATCCGTCGGCGCAGAAGAGTACATGACAAATCTAAAAAGACAGCATCCCCAGCTAACGCAACCCGCACTGGTCTCCCTGGCTTACGAGAACCTTTGCGGCAACGATGAGTGGCTAGAAGCTGGACTAAAATACTTTCTCTTCAATACTCTTAACAACGTTACAAAAAAGGAGCGTTATCACAGCAGCTACTGGACAGAACAGCGCAAGCAAAGAGGGCAAGCGATCAGCGAGCGGGCGCGCGAATACGTCAAACAAATAAAAACAAGCTGCATTGCAGACTTTGTCTGTCCAAACAAAAAGACAATCAGGGAAAATACCGGGACTTATCTTGGTCGTATGGGCGGCGCATTTGCACAAGTTGGCAAGGCCGCCGGCACCAAAGTCGTCGGCAAGGTTTTGTCGGACGAGCAGGTGGACAAGCTCTTCAAGGAGAGAATGTGACCTGCGTGCTGATGGCGCTCGGCTTTGCCAACGGAATGCCGTGTCCGCACGATGGCGAGTACGTCAAGGCGTTTGACTTCGAAGCCGATGACGGCCTGGGCTTCGGCGAGTTCACGCCGGACATTGATGCCGCGATGCAGTTCGAGGATGTGGCGGCGGCCGGCGAGTTCTGGCGCACGCAATCGAAGACCAGGCCGATACGCCCGGATGGTCAACCGAACCGACCGCTGACGGCACTCAGCGTGGAGATTGTGAAAAGGGGAAAACAATGAACGCCGTTGTCCCGTTCACCTCTGCCGGGCTTGTCCCGTCCAATATGTCCGAGGCCATGCGCCTCGCCGAAATGATGGCGACGGCAAAGTTGGTTCCCACCGGCTTACAGAAATCGCCGGCCGACTGCCTCATGGTCATCCAGCAAGCGATCCGCTGGGATATGGACCCGTTCGCCGTGGCCCAGGAATGCAGCGTCATTCAGGGCAAACTAATGCACAGCGGCAAGCTGGTTGCAGCTGTTGTGAACGCGCGCGGCAACCTGACAGAGCGGCTGTCATTCTCATACGAGGGCGAAGGGGCCAACCGCACCATAACCGTGGCGGGGCGTCTGCAAGACGAGCTCACCCCGAGAACCGTAACCGTGAAGCTCGCCGATGCCAGAACCAACAACAGGGTTTGGCAGACGCAGCCCGATCAGCAGCTGATGTACCACGGCGTTCGCGTTTGGGCGCGTCGGCACACGCCGGAGCTTATGCTTGGCGTTTATTCCCCCGAAGAATTTGACGAGAAGCCCAAGGGGCCACCAGTGCCCGCGCCCAACGTCATGCAGCACGCACACCCGTTTAATCCAGAAGTGCTCGGGCACGATCCAACAACGGGAGAAATCACCCAATCTGCCGTGGACGACGGAGATACACCCCCTTCGGCTCCAACAACGGCAGATGCCGCCCCGCCTGCCCTTAGCACAGGTGGGGCGGCTCAAATTTCGATTGAGGACATGGCGCGCAACGCCGCCGCGCGCGGCGAGGATGTTTTCCGCACTTTCTACCGCAATCGGAGCGGGCCGGAACAAGCACGGGTCAACGCCATTGGTGACGAGCTACGCGAAATTATGGATGCGGTACCAAAGCAGGAGTGAGTGTCATGCCGAACGTGCGACGGCCAGACCGCGTCAGTTTGAGTTTGGCCGACAAAGCAGCCCGCGCCATCCACGAGCTTTCGCAAGAGAACGATTGGCTGGTGTGGAGGCTAGAAACTCTGGAGCGCGAGAACCGAGAATTGAGGACGGCCAATGATGACCACCGTGTTCGTTCTCAGCGTGCTCGGACTGATGGCGTGTTTAGCCGGGTGGGTCTGGCTAAACCGCGAACCACGAAGACCTCGACGGGTACTAATGGAGAGCGACGATGACCGAGAGATTGGCTGACCTTGTGCTCGGCTTACAGCGGATGGCCGAGAATGTGCGGATGCGAGGCGACGACTTACGGCATCTCCAGCAGCAAGAAACCTATGACCACATTCAATGGCTCGATCATCAGCTGGCCATGGTGGAGAAAGTACGCGCCGTCTTCCTGGAAGAGAGGAAGAGGTTCATGCCGGTCGAGCGCGAGCGGGTTCACCAGCTACCGCATGACACGCCGGAGAAGATGCCGCGCGTCGTGCAGAAAGCGTCGGGATGACCGGTCTTCTGTACCCCGATATGCTCGCGAGAATTGGAGAGCTCAAGCGCGAAAACGAAGAGCTAAAATCCTTTATCGCGATGCTGGAAGCGTTGAAAGCCGAGCTTGAACGGAGTGAGGATAATGGACGAGCCGCTTTACCTGACCGACACTGAATTGGCTCGGCGCATTGGCTGTCCGCATAGTACACTGCGCGACGCACTATCAATGTTCGACCGCGACCCCCGCAGCGGCTTCCCAAAAAAACAACCATTGTTCGGGGGCCGGCGCTACTGGCCGGCTGTACGTGATTATTTCGACAAACTGAACGGAGTTCATAGAGGGCAACATGACAAAAACGGACAAGCGAAAGCCGCCGAAAGTAGATAGCGCACCGGGGCTGACGTGGCGGGAGTTGAAGACGGGATGGGAAGCGCGCTGGCAGGCGAGATCGGACATCGCCAAAAAAGGCTTCAAGCCGACAGTGCAGCGCATTTGGTTCGGCGATAATCCGACGCCGACAGAGTGCCTATGGATCGCGACGCGATGCCAGGCTCTACAGAGTGAAATGCTAGTGTGGTCGCGTGGCGGATTGCCGCCAGCACCTGAGAAAAAACCAACCTCGTTGACAGAACTAATCGAGGTGTACCGCGAGCACCGCCACAGCCCATATCTGAAACTGCGGCATCGCACCCGGCAAGTCTACAATAGCCGCCTTCGCATCATCGGGCGCGACCATGGCAATGAGTTGGTCTCCGACATCAAAGGGACCGACCTGATTGATTGGTATCAGACCTGGGTTGGCCCCAGAGTACAGTTGCCCCGCGCCTACTATCTGGTGGCGATGCTGCGTTCGCTGTTTGCTTTCGGCCACGGCATTCTGGAAGACGCGGAGTGTGCGCGCCTCTCGGCCGTTCTGGGCAAGCAGCGTTACCTTGGTGGCACCGGCGAACGAGAGGAACGGCTGACCGCCGAGCAGGTCACCACCCTCCGAGCGATGGCGCACCGGGCCGAGCGTCCCTCAATTGCGCTCGCTCAGGCGTTCCAGTTTGAGCTCGCGTTGCGCCAGAAAGACGTCGTTGGGGAGTGGGCTCCAGTGCGGGAGCCTGGCACCTCCGACATTGTCTACGGCCAGTCCAAATGGCTGTACGGCATCCGGTGGTCGGAGATCGACCAGTCTATGACCATCCGCCACTACACCAGCAAGAAGGACAAGCTGGTTGAGGCGAGCTTGTGGGGAGCCCCGATGGTGGTGGAGGAACTGGACCGGCTGACCGGCGGTCGGTTCAAGAGCGTTGGTCGCGCCGCGCTTCCCGCTGCCGGTCCTATCATCGTTAATGAACTCACCGGACGACCCTACAATGACCAGACCTTCCGCGACCACTGGCGGCGCCTGGCCGATGACTGCGGCATCCCCAAGGACGTCTGGAACATGGACAGCCGGGCGGGGGCGATTAGCGAGGCGACGGAGGCCGGCGCACCCATAGATCATGCGCGCGCATTCGCCACCCACAGCAAGGAAACGCAGACGGTGAAGTACACCCGCGCGAATAAAGCCAAGGTGGATAACGTGATGAAGTTCCGCGTCGATCACCGGCAGAAGAAGCTCGCGAACGTTACAGAAACAGAATGACTACCAACTCACTGCCAAACAGGAAATTCCGCAATCATATCAATGCCCCCGTCTCCCGGGGCAAGTCCACCCAACCATTGATATGGTTAACGTCTGGTAGTCGCCATTTTACAGATTTCCTGTAAGCCGCTGGAAGGGCTAAAAATTGAACCAATAACGCGACCCTTCCAGCGCATCTTTAAACCTGCTCGTATGGATAGACCACCTCGACCTCGTCATCGGTGGTGATGTCGAGGCTTTCCATCAGGCCCGGCGACAGGTCGGCGGCGCGTCCGGTCTGTTCTTCGTGCGGTCCCCAATCGGCAGGGTGAGCCAGCCGCGCGATCCCGGTTTTCTTCGCCGTGACCAGTGCCATCTGTCCGCTGTCGCGGAGCATCGTCTTGGGCGTCTTGTCGTAGTCCCAACGGCAGGCGAGATAGAACACGTTGGGGTCCAGCCTGCGCGCAAGACCCGTGGTCCCTGATGGCTGCTTTTGCAGGAACAGCCACGGGGCTTCGTCAAAATCGTAGATGAAGGCCAAGCCCTCGCTCGCCGAAACGCCGGTGTCCTGGGGGCCTCCGAAGGTCGAGCAGGTGCCTTCGGCGTGGAACAGAACGCCCTCGGGTTCCGGCTCGGGTTCCGGTCCCGGCTCCGGCGCGATGTCGTCGCCGGCAATGCCGGATGCGATGGCCTGGCAGACGTGCTCAAACTCCTTGCGATACAGATCGCAGTCCGGCTTGGCGTCACAGAAGCAGACCTCGACCAAGGCGGCGATTTCCTCCGTGCCGTTGAGGAACGCCAGGTCGGTCCGCTTCTTCGGTCCCCGGTTGATGAACCCGACCGCATCACAGACCTTGTCCACGATTTCGTCGGCGAGCTCCAGGCCGGCGCTCGACACGTAGAGCACTTCGCAGCCGCGCGCGGTTGTCGTCGTGACCTCGTAGGCGTTGAAGTGGACGCTGATGTCGAAGTCGCGGGTTTTGGAATTGTGGAAGTCCACGATCCGGGTCAGGTTCTCCGACTGACTGTGGCTCACGTCGTCGTGATAGGTGATTGTCTCGACGCCGAAGCTGCGCAGGTTGGTGGCGACTTGCTCGACCACGCGCCGCGCTTCGTTGACTTCGTCCAGCCCCCACGGCACCGGCCCGGCGGCACCACGGATATATTTGCCGTGGCCGGATGAGATCACAACTTTCATGGCTTGCTCTCACAGCCTGGAGGGTTCCACGCAATCGCAAATTTGCGCGCGCGGACATGGGCGTTGACCGCATTCGTCATCCCGACTTGCGCTCGCTTCGGCTGATCGGTGTCAGGGTCTTTTTGCCAAACGGTGTAGAGATGTGCCGCCGCTTGCACAAAGCCGTCATCAATACCCTTCAGCGCAAGCTCACGCACGCGCTCGCGCTCGGTAGGATCGACGCAGTCGTAGGGGATTTTGGACGACGCTTCGCGATCACACAGGGCCAGAACAATCAGCGTCAGAATGATGGTGACGACGCCGACCGCGAGCCGGACGATCATCAGATGGTCTTGTTGACGCTGGTTTCGACCGCGCTCTGCAAGTCGGCGTCGGTGATTGCCGCGCCCGATGTCTTTACCTTGTCGTCCATAATCAGGATCGGCATGATCTCGTTGACGGCGTTCTCACTGGCCGCAAATGTATTCTGTGCCCATTTCAGTCGCGTGGTGTGTGCGGGTACATCAGTGGCCTCATCAACAATGTAGGCCGCATAGGTCAGACAGGCGATCCGCGTGCGCCCGTTAAAGTCGGCGTCGTGCATCAAATCTGATGCAGTCTTATAGTCGATTGCCATAACAATCTCCCTCAGATGTATTCTGTGATGATGACAAAACCCGCCGAGCCTGCTCCACCAGCGGCCTTGGTTGCGGTGCCTCCAGACACAGCGCCGGCACCACCAGAGCCGTAATTGGATGCGGCACCGCCAGCTGTGGCCGCTGCGGAAGTGGCCGCCGCCCCCAACCCACCCCCACCAAAGAAGCTGGAACCCCCATTACCACCAACGGTATTGCTGCCGGAGCCGGTATTGCTACCACTGTTCCCTGGCTCACCCGCTGCTATTATATCGCCGACCGCACCAGTAACGCTGCCACCGGCACCACCACTCCACGCCGAGGCAGATGCTTGGCCAATTCCGCCATTGCCACCGTTGGCAGCACAGATAGCTGTTGCAAAATTTACTCCGACAAATGTTTGCCCACCATTACCTCCGTTGCCGGAAGACCCCGCTACGCCGGCAGTTCCAGCCGCGCCGATTGTCACGTTCTTACTGACACCGATTGTCGCAGCCGGAACCGTTATGCGCGAATAGCCGCCTGAGCCGCCGCCCCCTAATCCTGTACTGCCACCCGTGCTATCGCCACTAGCGCCACCACCACCACCACCACCGACCAGTTCAATCGTGCAGAACTTCATGCCAGCAGTGGGCGTATAGGTATTTGCGCCTACGGTAGTAAACTTTTGAATGGCAATGGTGCTAAAGCCGCCACCACTAGCACTCGCCGCCAGCGTGGTGCCGGTCATGGTCAGGCCGGTGCCGAGTGTTATCTCCTGCGGATCGCCCGAGCCGCTATCACCGCGTCCAATCAGCAGCGACGCCGCCGACACGTTCTGCATCTTGGCGTAGGTGACGGCATCGTTGGCAATCGTCGTCGCCAGCGCACCGGAAACCGATGTCACGTCGCCGGTCAGAGTGGGGAAGCTCGCCGCCTGAATAACGCCCGTTGCTGCCGCCGTCTTGGACAGATCAATCGCGCCAAAGGCCAACGCAGTACCGGCACCGTTGATGCGGAGAACCTGGTCGGTCGTGCCCTGGATGCTCGCAACATCGGCGGTCGCATTGGCGGTGACGCCGAGCACACTGCGGGCGCTGCCCTGCGCCAATGCGCTAAACGGCAGATCGCCCGTGGTGGCGTTGGCACTCGCAAGATCGAGCGCGCCCCACGCATATGTGGACGCTCCGGTAACGCGGAGCACTTGCCCGACAGTCGAGCTATTGGCAATGCCAGTGACAGCGCCGGTGCCGTTGCCTTGCATCAGCCCGGTAATGGTGCCGACGCCCAGGCCACCGCGCGCGACCGCCAGTGTGCCGGTCCACCCAAGCGTGAGAGACACGGCACTGTAGAGCGCAGCTGCGGGCGTGCCGCCCAATGTCAGCGTGACATTGGTGTCGTCGGCCTTGGTGAGATCGCCTGACCCGATGATCGTCTTGGCATTAGCGCCGGTCAGTTCCTCTGTGCTGCCAGCCCCGGCGGTGATGCGACCGAGAAATCTATTGGTGACCGATACGTTCTGTATCTTGCTGTAGGTGATGACCGCCGGACGAACGGTCCAGATCGTTCCTGACCCACTGACCGCAATATCAGTGTATGTGCCGTCAGGAGGAAGCGAGCCGCCGCCGCCACCCGTTGCCGTTGCCTTGACCTGACCGGGCGTCGTGAAATCCCAAATTACGGTCGCCGTGTTTGTAAGCACGCGCTCGTTAGTCAGGGTGCCATCGAGGGCGGCAACAACATACTCCGCACCTGTCGGCGCACCGCCACTGGCCGGCGTGGCCCACGTTCCGTCTGCGCGTAGAAAGTTTGCGGTGCCGCCGCCGGACGCGGGTGCAACACCTTGCAGCGCGCTCGTAAACGGATTGAGCAGAGTTGTTGCCTGCGTCCCCGTCAGTTCCTCGGGATCGCCAGCGCCTGCGGTGACGCGACCAATAAAGCGCGCGGTCGCACTGACGTTCTGCATCTTGGCGTAGGTGACAACGTCATTGTCGATTGTCCAAGTAGCACCACTACCAGTGACAGTGATGTCGCCCTTATCGCCGTCACTGACGCCGGTTGCCGTCGCCGACAGCGTGCCACCACTGAATGATAGTCCGGTGGAAACAACCACCGGCGACCATGTATTGGCCGCCGAGCGGTAATAGATCGTATTGGTGCCGGTCAGCGCCGCAAGCGCGGTCAGGTCGCCATCGAGCGGCTGCACTGCTGCCCAGGCCGCATTCAAGCGGCCGTAGGTGGTGCCGTCGCTCGGCGCGTCAGGAATGCCGCCGCTGCCGGCTTGCGCGTCTACATACTGCTTGGTCGCGGCGTGCAGCGGCGCTGTCGGATTGGCGTTGAGCGTGAGAAAGCCGGACATGACGTCGCCGGTGCGATCCACCTTGTTGGCGGTGGCGGCGACAGCTGTATCGGCGGCGGTTTGCGCTTGTTGCGCAGCGGCGAGGGCAACCGCCGCAGCCGCTGCGGCATTGCTTCCCGGAATGGCCGGCAAGAATTGTAGCTTGAGCGCCTGCGGCATCGTCAGCTTGAGCCGCAGGGTCGGATATGCGGTGAGGCTCATGCCGCAACCACTCCATCCACTACAGGCAGCTGGCCGGCAAACAACTGATAGGTCACGCCGTCCGCGAGCTTTACGGTGATACCGATATCGAGATCGCCGGGAGCGAAGCGCACCATTTCAGCGCGGTTGAACCGCACGTCGAACACGCCGAGACCAACGACGGTGACATGGCCGTCCAGATTGGTGCCGCTGATTGCGGGCAACGACTGCGACGACGGCCGCAGCGCGACCGTGATTGTGGACCCGGTGAGATTGACGTTGTCGTTGGTCACGGGGTCAATCAGGTTGACCTGGAACAACAGGTCCGCGCGATTGCTCGCCGCCGCGATGTGTCCGGTGTAGAACGGCATCAGGTTTTCCCAATAAAAAAGCCGCCCCGGAGGGCGGCTGTCAGGCGAGATGTCAGAATTTCTACAGTTTGATGTAGATCGTCATCACTAGCGCCGGGGCCATGGTGCGGTGTGCTGTGCCCGAGCCCTGTGATGAGGTCGTGAACGGGCTGCTTGCGAATGAGTGAGTGTGATTTGAGCTCATACCCCCGGTTGGCCCGGAGATCGTCACCTGATGGGTGTGGTCGTTGCTCTCGCCGCTGGTCGCATTAACGACGCCGGGAGCAATGACACCACCGCCGCCCGTCGCGGAGCCTTGTCCACTGCTTCCGTACAGATGGGTGTGGCTTGCGCTCACGCCGCCAGTCGTGAATGTTCCCTGCTGCGCGTGGGTGTGATCGGTCCCGGTCTGATCGGTCGTGCCTGACGCGGTGCCGGTGTGCGTGTGCGCTGGCATGTTTGCCAGGGAAAGAGTGGTGGCTTCGTTGCCGCCAACGTTGCCAAGCACAATGCCCGATGAGCCAAAGAACGCGGACGTCAGCCGGCTCGCGGCCGTAGCCCCCATGTCGTCCATACCGGCGATCACGCGACCGCGCAAATCAGGAAGGATCATCCGCTTTAGATCAATAAAATCCTGATGGGCATTTGCGCCCTTCGATGCACTCTGCAACGTGATGTTCGGAAATGCCCAGAGATATTCAAACAGCGCTTGCGCTAACGTCGTATCGGCCAACTCATTTGCGCCCGATCCCGTTGCGCCAATGGTGTTGCCGTTACAACGAACAAACCCAGTTCGCGTTTGGTTGTCATATCTGACTTTAATATCGCCGGTTTGCAGCACGGTCGTCGCATCAACGGCGCCGCCGCCACCACCACCACCACTCGCCGGGCCGATAATCAACAGCTGGTCAGCCGCGAGGATGGTAACGCCGGCCTTGTCAGTGAGCCTGATCTTGATCTGACCGCTGGCATTGCCCTCGGCTAATGTTGAGGCGAGATAGAACATCGGTATGCGCCCGCTGGCGTCGAGCACAACCGGGTTTGGCCACAGGATCGTGAGCCCGCTGTCCTGGAAGGCGTTCTGCGGCGTGGTAGAGCCGGCGGCGAAGAAATATAAAAAGCCGCCCGAAAGCGGCTCTCCATCCATATCGAATTGCTGACTGAGTGCGAGATTGATTGTGCCTGCCATCTACGGCCCCTGTTGCTCTCCCGCAATCGTGCCGCCGACACGACCGAGCGCGGCGGGACCAGGCGTGAGTGCGTCTGTTACTTCGTGGAGCATTCGCCGCCAGGCCGGCTTTGCAGTCATCATCTGCAATGCCTTGCTGTACTCAGCGGGATCGCTGGACATGAGCCGTTCGGCCACCTGGCGCATCACTTTGGCGTTGGATGCGTTCCACCGCTTGGTACCAGCGCCAGCGAGAAGACCTGCGACCGTTCCAACTCCTATGTTTTTCGGATCGTAGTCGCCAAAAAAAGCCCCGCTGGCGCTGCCCGCCGCAGTGCCAATTGGCGACGCATAGCGCAGCGCGTCCTGTAGCAAACGCGACGTCGGCGAGCCGCCCGACACCGCCGCGCGCGATTGCTCCATCAGCGTCTCGACGCGCAACCAGTCCTCGATTTGCGCGGCCTTCTGCGTACCGAGCATGGTCTGCATTTCGGTTTTGAAGTTCGGCGAGGTCTTGATTTTGTTAAGCAGGTTTTGCTTGTCGGCCGCCGATTGCACCTTGTCGATGAAGGCTGGAAGATAACCGTCTTGCGCAATCGCCTTCTGCTTGTCCGATAGCTTCTCAAACCCGGCGAGCCGTTCGCGAAAATCCTTCTTGGTGCTGGCGCCAAAGAAGTCGCGGCCAAAGTCGAGCGCGTTCTCGCTGCCGAAAAAGTCTTTCGCCGACGCTCGCGCTTTTGCGAACTCAGGAACCTCTTTGTCCAGCGCCGTTTTCAGGCGACCGGCGAAGCCGCCTATAAGTGACGCGGTATCGTTGTCACCAGCATCCCGCGCACGCGCGGCCCTAGCTTCAAGATTGCGTCCGGTATAGTCCCACAGCTGCAAATTTGGATAAGTCGGAAAGCCCCGGCTGTTGGTAAACACCATTTCGCCAGTGCGCGGATCAATGTCAATCGGTGCTTTCAGGTTGCCATAACCGGCCGCTACTTGGCGGTCTCGCCAGCGCGTAATGCTTTCTTTCATCGCATCCCTAACGGCAGGGGCCGATAATAAAGTATTCAATTCTGGATTTTCCAAGCCGATGGCACGGTCGCCAGCCTCGTAGGCGCGCTGGTAGAGCGGTCGATTTTCCAGGCCGCCAACCGAGCGGATAGCGCTCGCCAATTCGCCGTCGTCAACATGGTTGGACATGGTCTTGAGGAATTCGCCCATGCGCGGGGCTTGCCCCTCGAACCGCTCGCGCAGCTGCGGCTCCATAATGGCCCGCGCCTCCGGCGAGGCATCGGCAGCGGCCCGCGCGAGTGCGCGAGTGTTGGTGCCGAATTGATCGAGCGCCGTCACCGGCTGGCCGCGCGCTCGTGCGAGCTCGGCCTCGGCGCCGCTCAAGCCGACGTCGCCGGCCGCAACGTCGCGTCCAGTAACGTCCACAAAGCGACGCGCTTCCTCGGTGGCGGGCAGCCCACGCAGCCCGCGCGCGATGTTGAGCGTCGGGCCAAGTATCTTGCGCACTCCGGCACCGACCAGGCTGATGGCGGGCGACGCCACGAGCCCAGCGGCCAAGCCATAACCGGCGCCCTCGACCGCAGCCGGCACGCGCTCGCCGAGATCGCCCTCGGCTTCGCCCAGTCCAGTCAGGCCACCCTGCACCGCGCCGGTGCGCGCTGCTGCTATCGCGCGCGCTGGCCATGTCGCCGCTCTGGCTGCAAAGCCAATCGGCAGCGCGACGGCGCCCGTAATCTGGCCAGCGGTCGTTGCAACTGGCTGGTCTTCGGCCAGCTGCTTGCCTTGCTCGCGCTGGCGCTTAACCTCTTCGGCATAGAGCCGTTCGGCCTCGGGATCGCCGGTGAGCTTGCGATAGGCGCCCTTGCCAATCCCGTAGATCAGGCCAGGTAGGTCTGCGGGATTGGTGCTGTTCGGATCGGCGCCGCCGGCAGCACCCAGGCCGGCGAGCTCGTCGCGGAAGCCGAAGCTGGCGGCGCTGGTGAAGCCTCGCCCAAACGCATCGCTCGCCGTTGTCTCCGGCGGCGCCGCGCCGGGAGGGCGCACCGTAATGCGCGCGGGAGCGCCTTCGGTGGCCGACGTAACGTCGCCGCCCCTCGGGATCAGGGCGGCATAGGGGTCGTCGTCTTTGGGCTTTGCGGGAATGAGGGCGGCGTAGGGATCGTCTTCGGCTGCCATTTAGTTGCCCAGCACCCGCTCAGGGTTCGGGATGCCGTCCTTGCGCATCTGCTCCAGCACCGCCTCGCGTGGCGCCCCTAACCGATATGCCCTCCGCGCACGGCCGGTCGCATCATTGGCCTCTTCCTGATTTTGGACCTTCGTCGAAGCCGGCGCCGTTTGTCTCGCCGACGATGCCGGCGGAATGGCCTTGCCAAACTGCGACTGAAAGCCCGTGACCAAGTCTTTGCCGCCGCGCCCCCTGCCGACCTCGGTTCCAACATAGCGGAGAGCCTGCTCGAGCTCGTTGAGCTTGCGGACCTGGTCTTCCCTGGTGGGCGTCTTGATGTCGAAGGCGTAGCGCCGCTTGTAAGTCGCGGCTTCCGACGCGGGCATGCCGGCGCCGGTCAGCATGCGTTCCAAACTCTCGGCGCCGCCGTCGATCACGCGCGCGAGCTCGCCGGGGCCGCCCGTATTGATAAACGCTTGCGCGCGACCGCCGAGGCTTGCTGTCTCGCCAGCGATGATGCGCGACCTGATCCCAGGAACGACGTTTCCTTGTTCGTCCTTGGTGTCGTCCAGTTTGCTCAGGAAATCGTTGCCCAGGCCAACGCGGCCGGCGACCTCGCCACTTGGCGGCGTTCCCCGCTTCTGAAACTCTGACGCATTAAAGTCGGGGCGATATTGCTTCGCCGCTGCCAGGAGGGCGGGTCGGTCCTTGGCCTCAAATTCCTTTACGTCCACGTCGTAGTTCGCAATTTGCTTCACAATCGAGCGCAGCTGCGGCGTGCGTAAACTGTTGAGATAGTCCTCGTTGTAGACCGGCGCGGCCTTCGCGTCCGCAGGGGCGGGCGCCACTACTGGCGCGACCACAGGAGCAGCGGTCGCCGGCACGACGGCGGGTGGCGGTTGTGGCGCAACCGCCGGAGCCGCCGGTGTTGCACCAGGCACCGCTGGCGCGGGCGCCGGCACTGGACCTGGCGCAGCGGTCGCGCCGGGGAATGGATACATTGTCGGCGCCCCACCTTGGCGGGGAACCGAGTAGATGCCACCAGGATCGGTCAGCGAAGGCGGAACGGCATGAATTGTCGGCCGGTTGGCCTCCATTTCGGCAATCCGGCGCCGTTCGGCCAAATCCGCCTCAAGCGCCTTCTGGTGCGCCGACGTAATGTCCTGTCCGCGCTCGGTGAGCCGGCGCCCTTCCGCCCGGTCGGCTTCGGCCGATGTCAGAGCCTTCTGCCGCAACGCGCTATCGAGCAGGCGATTGGCCTGGCCGGCAAAGCCGGCGGCAGCCATGTCGCGCGCGGCCTTATCGAGATCGAGTTGACCATCCGGGCCGGTGGCGCCCGCGAGGATGCCGCCGATCTGCTGCTGCTGGCGATACTGCCCGATGCCCTCGCCAATGCTCTGCAACGGCGAGAAGTCGATGGGGACCGGCCGCAGTGGTTGGGGGAGTTGTAACTCCCCGACGCGGAAGGGATTGATGGCCATGATTTAGCTCACTTCGCTGCTGCCGGGCCTGCGTATGCTTTGGCCGCAGCGCCGCCCAGGTTGCCGAGCAGGTTCCAGAAGTTCGAGGCGTCCTGCATCCCGGCCTGCGCAACGGAGTTGTTGCCCGCCGCTGTGCCGGAGGTGACGTCGCGCAATGCACCGGCCTGGCCCTGCGCCACGTTGCCGTAGATATTGGACAGGTTCTGTCCCTGGTTGGTGTAGAGCCCGGCGAGTGCGCCGGAATTGGCGCCGTAGGCCGAGCCGATGCCGCCGTAGCCGCTGCTGTAGATATCGGCCAAAGTCTTGTTGGCGCCGGCAATGCCCGATGCCGCGCCCGCCGTCGCCTGTAGCTGCGGATTGACGAAGCTGCCGAGCCGGTCGAGATACTGATTGTAGTTCTGGTCGGCGAAGCCTTGCGCGCGGCTGCGGATCGCGTCGAGGGTATTACCAGAGCCGGCGATGCCGAGCGCTGACGCCGAGTTGGCCGCAGCCTTGGTGCCCTCATCGACCGCAAACTGATAGCCCGGCCCAGTCTGGAACTGGCTCTGTGCGCGCTGGACACCGCCCGGCCCGTTGAGCCCGAGCGCGTCGTAATAGCTGTCTACGGCCGTTCCGTAATACCCCCCGAGCGCACTCAGCGGATTGTAGGCGGCAACGCCAGCCTGGCCGGCGCCTGCCGCAAGATCGGTGCCGGTGCGCAGCGCGTCGATCTGGTTGGTCAGCCCGCTCCCGAGCGCACCCACACCTTGGTTGAGCGCGGTGTTGAGCGCGCCGGTCGATTGCGTGCCATAGGTGCCATAGATGTTGCCGGCTTGGGCACCGTACTGCTGGTAAAGCGCGGCGTTCTTGGCCGCAGCTTCCTCGGCGTCATCTTTGCCGGATAAAAAGTCAAACAGGCCCATCACGTCACCCTGATCTGCACGGCGCTACCATTGCGGTAGAACCCATTGAGGGGAACGCCGCCGGCTGCGGCCGCAGCATCGGTGGCGAAGTTCTTTAGCGGCGTGCCGCCCGCCAGACCGGCCAGAAAGTCGTACCAATATGGGTCGATCATGCCGGTCTTCGGATCGACCAGGCGCACGCCCGAAAGCGGAATACTGACAATGCCGACTGCCATTAGCCGATGTCCGATACTTTGGGGCTGATGTTCTGGTAGGCACCCATAAAGCCGACATGCACGGGATCGGCGATATCGAGGCGCCAGCGGCGCGCGTTCCACGAGCTCCGGCCAGTGCAAGCAATCAGCGACACCAGCTGCCGGGTCTGCGCCTGGCGCCCGAGCTTGCGCTGGATCGGCGCGTAGTAGGTTTGCCCGCCGTCGTCGCTCCAGGAGATTTCCACAATGGGATCGGTCTGGATCGGATCGGTGCCGACTGCCTCGCCGACGCCGGTAACGAACTCGGCATCGAAGCGGCCAACGCGCGCACCCACCGGGAAGTTCTCGACGGCGCCGCTTTCCAGGCGCCAGCGGAAAGGCTGGCCGATTTCGGTGTGCGTCTGGTTGGTGATTTCCTGCACGTTGCCGGTGAGCGTGTCGCCGCACAGCCATTTGCCGAAGGCAAATACGCCGCCAGTGATGCGCGAGCGCGACTGCAAGTAGCTGTTACGTTCGGCCCATTTGTTGTTGTTGAGATCAAACACCCAGGACCAGGTGAGCGATGACAGCAAAATGAAAGCGTGGCCCCGGCTGATGTAGCAGGACATTTCCAACTGTCTTTTATCGGTCACGCGCTCGATCAAGCCGTCGAGGTCGGGCGGGCTGATCTTCTCCGGGGTGTAGCCGTTGAGCCGAACCACGGTGTTGTCGTCAGCCACCCACACCAGCGCACGGCTGAAATTGTCCTCAAAGCCAGAAACGCAATATGGACCGGCGATGCCGCGCGGGATGACCACCGAGCGCTTGAGCGGGAACGGCGTGGTGCCGGCGTTGGCCCACACCTCGGTTGTGGACGGCCCCATCAGAAACACCTGGCCGGACCAAGCCACGCCCCTGGTCAGGCCATCCGCCTTGGCCTCGGCGGTGGCGAACGATAGGGGGGTCACATCGGTCGAGTTGAGGTCGCTGGCAAACGCGCGGCCATCGCCGATGGTGTAGATGAAAAAGTTGTCCAGAACGCACACCGAGTTCGGCGCCGGCAGATCGGTGTCGTAGTTCATCGTGATCGCGTTGGTGGAGAGGTCGATCTTGGCGTAGTTGCCATCGGGATCGCAGAACACCAGCTGCGGTGTTGGCCGCAGCATGTTGCGGGCGAAGAACCCTTTCGACGTTCCAGTGAGATTGCCGATGTCGGTGGCAGCCCCACCACCTGAGTTAAACGACACCAGGCGATTGCCAAAGGCACAATAAAAGATGCTGTTGATTTCGATGCCGCCGCGAAAACCGGTGCGAACCGTGGTGCCGAAATTGCGCAGGCCCGGTGCGCGGCGGAAGATTATTCCGGCCGGCGCGGTCGGCGCGAGCGGCTCGACATAGCTGTTGATGATGCGCCCGCCACTTTCCTGAAAGTGGCCCGGCGTCCCCGGCATGGTGCTGTCGGGGAATGGAATGGGGAGTGTACCGACCGGCATCAGGTGCCCCGACTAAAGCTGCCGAACGGTGTTGAACGCAAGCCGCGCAGCTGGATATCGGTGCCGAGTGTGCGCCGCGTCGAAGCCGGACGGCCGATGATGCGAAGCACGCTGATAGCCTCGATCTGCAACGCCTTGAGCGACGGGCTGTCGGCCAGATTGAAGCCGCCGGCCACCGACCAGGCGATGCAGCTGGCGAGCGGCATGAACAAGGCGTCGTCTATTTCGCCACCGGCTGGCGGGTTGGGCGTGCCGGCGTCAGCGACATAGACGATGGCCTGTGCCGCCAGGGTCGCGAGAGTAGGGTCGATGACGCCATCGACCCTGCTCACCGCTTCATCGCCGGGCGCCTGCCCAGGCACCAGGACGCCTAGATTGTCCAGAACCTGGTCGATCAATTCCCGGCGCGTTCGTGCCATGACGATTACTCTGCCGGGACCGCTTGCTTTTCGCCTTCGCGTTGCTCGGGCGTCATGTCATCGTCAGGCTCTTCGATCTTGCGCGGATTGCTCCGCACCTCGACGGCCTCGTTGTAGGTGCAGAGCAAGCGGAAGCCGTAGACACCGGCGCCTTGCAGCGGCGGATCGAAATAGAGGTGCAAGCCCTCTTCGCTGGTGGTGATCGGCCGTTTGTCGTCAACCAGACGATTGTTCGCCGAGATTTCCTGGATGCTGTCGGGTTCCTCGGACAGACCGAGACAGCCCCACTCGATGACGATCTCGTTGAACACGCCGGGATTGGCGAGCGTGACTTGCACTTGTACGGGGATGCCGACCGTCCCGAGCAGCGTTCCCGGCACATCTTCGGCGCGTGGCGTAACGCTCTGCGCTTTGCGCTTTTTCTTCTTGGCTGTCGTGGACTTCTTGGCGGATGCCATCATTGCCGTTGCTCCTTTTGCAATAGGACGAACGAGCGCCCGCGAAGGCGCTCGCCGTTGCTCTTGCGGTTACTGGGCTGGATTGCCGAGCGTGGAGGCGCCGCCGGTCATGCGGACAGCCATGCGGTTGTCTATCGTCTTGACGCCATAGAGGACGTCGAAACGATAGTTCGAGACGTCGTTGGTGCCGTCGTAGTACGGGATCAGACGAGCGCTGATGCCCTTGTAGGTTTCGCGCGCAACATCAACGGCGCCAGGCGGCTTCACCATCGGAACCACAACCAACGCGAATGCGTTTTTGTGGAACATCAGGTTCTGCCGGTAGTTCTGGCTGTCGCCGCCGACCACCTGAATGGTGGCGCCGGCACCGGCCGCGATGTTGGTGGTGCCGAACGCCGCGTCCGCCGTGATCGGGATAATGGGCGGCGTGATCGACAAGGTGGCTGCACCACCTACGGCGGTCACGTCGGCCAACACCGTGAACATCTGTTGGAACGGCAGGATGGCCTTGGTCACTGGATTGACCGCGAGCACAGCGGTCGCGCCGGTGCCGATGGTGAACACCGTACCGGCCCGGATCAGGTCGGTGGTGCCCCACGCGCCCGTCACCAGGTTCATGGTGCCAGGCACTGCTTCGGTGTCTCTCACCGCCGCGTAGGTCGTGGATTGTGCGCCGGTGACGGTGGCCGCGTCGTCGTTGGCCGCAGTGCCGAGATAGGTCGGCACGTTCTGCGACATGTAGGTGGCGACGCCGCCGATCTCGCCGATCTCACCCCGGCGATAGGCTGCCTGACCGATCTGCGGGAGGAACAGGCCGGTCTGCGAGGTGGCCATCGCCCAATAGCTTTCGGGCGCGAGCACGGCCGAGCGCATGTCTTGCGGCACGGCCATCTGGTCGAGCCGCTCGGCACCACGCGCGAACATGGCAAACGACGAGATCGGCGCGTCGGCGCCGGTCGCGGGTTGGCCCACCCAGTTCGGGATGCGGTAGAATTCCGCCATCACATCAACGTCGATCTGATTGGCGAGGCGCACCATGGCCGGGCGAATGACGCGCTCGGACAGGTCTTCGATCTTGAGCGTCAGGTCGCGGCTGGAGAACGAAAAATCGACGCCCTTTTGCTGGTTGACCACCAGGGAGAGCTTGCCTTCCTGGACGTCTTGCAGCACCGCCACTGCCGTTTGCCGCACCGAGAATTGCTGCGGCTTGCGGATGGAGATGGTGTCGCCGATTTCGTAGCCATTGACCTTCTTGTCGAACTCTTCCTCGTAGCCGCGATAGACGCGGCTCGCCATGACGAGCTCGTTTTC